TCCTATGTCGAGCTATGTTGTAAAACGTGCGCCTGACGGGGAACTGCTAGAAGTATTATTAGAAGAGGCTGTGTCACCTAGAGCTTTACCAGATGGTATTGAAGGTATTGACTACTCAGGTGATGAAGACCTTAAGTTATATACAAAGGTATACAGAGTAAGCTCAGATGTTTATGAAGTTTATCAAGAAGTTGAAGGTCAAGTAGTCCCAGGCTCTGAGGGTAAGTATTCCAAAGACCTAATGCCGTGGCTTGCGCTACGCATGGTACACCTTGATGGCGAAGACTATGGTCGCTCTTTCGTGGAAGAGTATCTAGGAGACCTGAAGTCCCTTGAGGGATTGATGGAAGCATTGGTTAGCTCCGCAGCAGCTAGTGCTAAACTTGTGTTTATGGTGCGCCCTAATGCAAGTGTCCGTAGAACTGACTTAGCTCAGTCACAGAATGGTGATGTAATACTTGGTGACCCTAACGATGTTAAGGTACTACAGACCGAAAAGCACCATGATATGCGTGTGGTATTTGATACCGTTCAGCGCATCGAAGAAAGACTCGCCTATGCGTTTCTCTTAAACACAGCGATACAGCGCAATGCTGAGAGAGTAACTGCTGAAGAGATACGCTTTATGGCTCAAGAGTTAGAATCCGCATTAGGTGGTGTCTACTCTGTACTGAGCCAAGAGATGCAACTTCCTCTCGTGAATGTGTTAATGAAGAGAATGTCTGCAACTAAGAAGATTCCTAAGCTACCTAAAGGCACTGTCACTCCAGTTATTGTTACTGGTGTGGAAGCACTTGGCAGAGGAAACGACTTAAACAAACTACGCACTTATATCCAAGACCTCGTACAACTGGCTCAGGTTAGTCCTGAGACAATACAACGTGTCAACTTTGATGACTTAGTAACTAGATTAGCTACAGGGCACGGCATTGATACGACAGGCTTGATTAAGACTGAACAGGAACTACAAGCTGAGATGCAAGCACAACAACAAGCACAGCAAAACCAGATGATGCAGGAGGCTGTCAAAGATGCTGCCCCTGGTGTGATGAAGGAAGTTGTGAAAGGCAATCAGCAACAACAGGTACAATAGATGACAAAAACACCCAAGATGACTTTAAAGAAAGATAACCCGAAGGAAGCTGAACCTAAAAAGGAAAAGAAGGTTGAGTATCCTATGTGGCCTGGAATGGAGAATGCTGAATTAGGCGTAAAGTATAGAAACGCTAGAGGCAATATAATTCAGAGGGGTTCAAGCAATGGTTGATACAATACAGGTAGAAGGAAATGTTACAGGTTCTGAAGCTCCAGTGGAGCAAACTCAAGAGTCTCGTCCAGAATGGTTACCAGAGAAGTTTAATTCTCCTGAAGACCTTTCTAAAGCATATGGTGAGCTGGAAAAACAGTACACTCAGTCTCGTCAAGAAGCAGCTCAAACTCAAGAAGCAACGCCTAGTGATGTGGAAACGCCAGAAACTAGTGAAGCTGAAGGAGAGGCTGCTAAACAAGCTGTAGAAAATGCAGGTTTAGATTTCAGTTCAATGGAAGAAGAGTTCGCAGAAACAGGCACACTCTCTGAACAGACTTATAAAGACCTACAGGATAAAGGTATCCCCAAGGAAATGGTGGATTCTTATGTCGATGGCCAACAGGCTAGAGCTACCCAATATACTAATGAATTATTTGGTTTTGCGGGTGGTGAAGAGTCTTACAAAAGTATGACCGAATGGGCAACCGACAACCTACCTGACAGTGAAATTGATGCCTTTAATGGTGCAATCACTTCAGGTAACACATCTCAAGCACGACTAGCTATTGATGGAATGGTATCAAGATACAGGGATAACGGTGGTTATGAACCCTCATTATTGAGTGGTAAAGCCTCTGCCTCTGTGGATACCTATGATAGTTGGGCGCAAGTTACCAAGGATATGGGAACTGCTGAGTACAAGAAAGACCCCGCTTTCCGTCAAGCTGTCGAGAAGAAGCTAGGTAGAAGCACATTTTAACCAGCCTACCAAGGCTGTTAATCAATTCAATACATCCCCAAAAAACAGTGAGGCTCTCTGCGGAGAACACCCTTTCCAGTAAAGTAAGGATTAGCGAATTACATGTTATTAATTTACTAACTTAATTTATTTTAAAGGATATTACAATGAGTAATGCAAACCCATCAGGCATCGGCCTGGTAAACAACGCAGGAACGGCTGATGCTTTGTTCCTAAAACAGTTCTCTGGCGAAGTTCTCACTTCTTTTGAGCAAGCTACAGTAACTGCTGACAAGCAAATGGTTCGCACCATTGCTAACGGTAAGTCTGCACAGTTCCCAGTAATGGGTCGTTCAAGCGCAGCGTATCACACGCCTGGTGCTGAAATCACTGGTACAGACATCAACCACAACGAGAAAGTTATTACTATTAATGACCTTCTATTGTCTAGTCACTTCATCTCTAACATTGAAGAAGCTAAGAACCACTATGATGTGCGTTCAGTTTATTCATCTGAGATGGGCCGTGCGCTTGCTTTCCAAATGGACAAGCACGTTCTACAGACTATGGCTCAAGCTGCTGCTGCATCTGCTAACGTAGGTGATACAAGCTACGCTTCAGGTACTATCATCACTGCTGCAACTTCAAACAGCAATGCGACTGCCTTAATTGGTGCAATCTTTGATGCTGCTGAAGCTCTAGATGATGCTTACGTTCCATCTGAAGGTCGTTTCTGCTTCTTGAAGCCAGAGCAATACTACTTGCTTGCTAACGCTTCTAACGCAGTAAACGTAGACTTCTCTGGTCGTGGTTCGATTGCTGAAGGTACAGTACCACAAATCGCTGGTATCAACCTTATCAAGACTCCACATCTACCTACCGCTAACATAACTGGTGCTGGTGTAGATGCTGGTGGTACAGGCGGCCCACAAGCTGTTGCTGCTGCTAACACTACTGCTCTTATCGCTCACACTTCTGCTGTTGGTACAGTGAAGTTGATGGATTTGGCTGTAGAGTCAGAGTACGACATTCGCAGACAAGGAACCTTGATGGTTGCTAAGTACGCTATGGGCCACGGTGTCCTACGTCCTGAAGCTGCTGTTCAAATCCAGACTGCTTAAAACTTATAGCGGAGGTCATTAATTTGGCTTCCGCTTTTTTTTACTTAAAGAGGATTTATCGTGGCTTTAACTACAACTACAACAGAGCTAGAAGCTGTAAACGTAATGTTATCAGCCATTGGTGAAGCTCCAGTATCTAATCTGAATGATTCAGCACTGATTGATGCAACACTAGCCCAAGCACTTATTAATGAAACAAGTGTAGAGCTACAGACTCGTGGCTTACATTGTAATACAGAAATTAACTTTCCTATCACACCTAATGTTAATAACGAAATACAACTACCTATTGGGTGCGTGAAAGTAGACACCACAGGCGTGTCAAAAGATATAGATGCGACTCAGCGTGGTAATAGATTATATGACAGAGGTGAAAGAAGTTTCACTTCATTTAACAGCACAGTGCATGTCGATATGACATTACTCTTAGATTTTAATGAGCTGCCACAGCACGTTAAACGCTACATCACTGTTAAAGCAGCAAGACGTTTTCAAGCGCGCTTTATGGGTTCAGAAACCTTAGCTGCCTTTACTGCTGAAGATGAGAGAGAAGCACTAATAGAATTTGAAAGAACCGAAGCTATTAATGAGGATAGTAACCTCCTTACAGATAGCTACGATACCTACAAAATAATTGCCAGAGGAACTCCTCGCAGAACTACAAGGTAAACAATCATGGGACTAGTATCTTCAAGCATACCTAACTTACTTAATGGTGTAAGCCAACAGCCAGCACCGTTACGCCAACCTACACAGGCTGAGATTCAAGAGAATGGATTATCTGATGTGGCTGATGGTTTGAAGAAAAGACCTCATACATCTTACAAAGGGCAACTGCCCCAGACATTAGGGGACTTAGACAACGGGTTGATTCACCATTTTCAATGGCAAGGAAACACGTTTTGTTTTACAGCCTTTTATGACCAAGCCACTTCTAGTGTTGCATTAAAAATGACTGAGTCAGGGGAGGGTTATTCAGCCCCTATTAACCGCACAATCACTAATCAAGCCTCCCAAACTTCAGGGGACTATCTTTACACTACTAACCCAAGGGAAGACCTACAGCTACTAGTGGATGATGATGGTGTCGTTATCTTAAATAAGTCTAAGACAGTCTCTGCCGCAGGTGCAACTTCTTCAGGGACTCTTAACGCACAATTATATAACTCTTTTAGTGATTTACCTGATGGTCAAGGGGCGAATGCCGTAACGGGAAATACCTATAAAATTATTGGGGCAGCTACATCTGCATTTGATAGTTATTATGTTAAGGCTTTGTCTGCAAACACTTATGAAGAAACCCTTAGACCTGGCCAGCAGTTCAGTATTAACGCTAGTACGATGCCCCATGTACTAACACAGTCAGGTAATAACTGGGTTTTAAACACTGTTACTTGGGGCGCAAGGACTTGTGGTGACTCAGATACGACACCCTTACCTTCCTTTGTAGGAAATAAAATCAGCCAGGTATTTTACTTTAAAAATAGACTGGGGATACTAAGTGGCGAGAATATTATTTTCAGCGAGTCGGGAGACCCTTATGACTTCTTCCCTAAAACAGTAACAACAATTTTAGATGATGCTCCTATTGATGTAGCCCTAAAAGATACAGGCGGAAATGCCTTAAAACATGCCGTAGTATTTAATGATACCTTAACTTTATTTTCAAAAAGTAAGCAGTTTAAAGTAGACACTAATGGCCCACTAACACAACAAACAATCTCTGTAGTGCCTAGTACAGACTTTGAGTCTAACACGGCCATTGCTCCTGTAGGCGCGCAGAATGTACTTTACTTTACTGCCACTAGAAGTGGGCATTCTTCTATTAAAGAATACTTTATTGAAGCTGATACTGTTAGAAGTGATGCTGTAGAATTAACAGCGCACGTTCCTAAGTACATCCCTGCCGACTTAAAAGATTTAGTTACCTCTGAAAGTAATGATTTAATCATGGCTATAACTTACTCAGGTAGGTTTTTTGTTTATAAGTATTTTACAGATGGGGAGAAGAAACTACAGGCAAGTTGGTCAGAGTGGATATTCCCTTCAGTAAAAAAGGTGCTAAGTATATATTCTACAGGTGACTATCTTTACTTTGTAGCTGAGTCATCAGACAGAAACTCTTCTGATAATGTTAATGGCATTGACTATTCTTCGTCTAGCAGTGAATTAGTAATTATGGTTATAGACTTTAGTCAGCCTTTAGATAGTGTACAGGCAACAGATACAGTTGGTAATATACAGGCCTTTACTGCATTGCTTGATAACAAGTACACCCCTTCTAATGGAGATGTAACTTATTCAGCAAGTGATGACGAAACCAAGGTAGAGATTCCTTTCTGTTTACGCAGCCCTGTAAATGCAGCCAACGCAGTAGTGATAGATAACACTACAGGTAAGCTATTAGATTTCGAGTGGTGGCTAGACCCTAATGGGGCTATAGACCCCTATAGGTATCTAGTGTTAAATGGTCAGTACACACACAGCCAACTTACAATAGGCTACAAGTATGATTTCAAGTACCGCTTATCACCACAGTACGTAAGAGAGAATAATGGGGCGCAAGCCATCCAGTCAGGTCGCTTACAGTTAAAAAGCATGCGTGTGGGTTTCGAGGACACAGGATACTTTAAGGTAGAAGTAACGCCTAACAACAGGGCTACATCTAGTTATGAGTACACTGGCCAAGTTATCAACCAGA